CGTGCAGGTGGTTAGTGGCGTCGACAGCTCCAACTGCGACGTAGTTCATGTCAAAGATCTGGAATTGGTTGTAACCGTTTCCGTTGTCGCCACGTGTGGTGTCTTGTAGCCAATTAATCGCTTTCGCTGTGATCTTGCTAGTGTCTGGACCACGGGTTGTGTAAGCCCAAATACCCTTAGGACTGTTTGCGTTGAGTTGGAAACCAGTGAGTGTAATGATCATGTTTCTGTATCCCATACCGGGAGGCATAACTACGTACACTCCGTCAATGGACGTACCGTCGAAAGGATTAGCTGGGTTGTAGGCTAGGTAAGGTTCGTTGTTTGCGATAGGTCTGGAGAGACGCATGTCGATGTTACCGCCAAACAGATTGGTTCCGCTGATGCCCGTAGTAGTTTTCGCATCGAGTGAAAGGAGTTTACCCATTAGTGCGTTTTCTACACCTCGTGGAATTACGGGTCTGTTTAGTGCGACTTCATACGAAACATAAAGGGAGCCAATGTTCGTGTTGGTGCCCGGCACACCGTTCGTGTAGAGGAAGAATCTTTGACTGTCGTATTCGTCGATTTTGGCACTGCTGGGGAGGACGTCGCTGTTGCGGACGTATCTCCAACCTTGGTCTGTGATGTTGTTATCACATTCGATGCCGAATGAAGCAGCAGCAGCTGTTGCAGAGACCGAGCGGCTAAGTGATTGTTCCAAGATTTGGCTCTTAGTTTGTGGGACCTTTTTGTCGAAGTTAACCATTGAGCAGCCGAGTACTTCACCGATTTGTGTAGAAGTGGTAGTGTCACCAGAGTGTGATTGATAGGTGAAAATCATGGAGATTAGTTTGTACTGTTCGAAGTTTCTTGCGATTGTAGCGAGCCAGGGGAAAAGACGAGAGTCTCCTGGGTTGAGGGAAAACTCGAATTGCTTGTGGAGTCCGTTGTCAGGGGAGATGATGTCTCCGAGGTACTCTCTTTTGCTGAGGGTGATGGTGCCCTCGGCCGCTCCCAGATTTCCCATGATAGGGATTTGCGCTGAAAGATCATTGTCTTCGTACGCTCCAAAGCCGGTCTTTTTAGCGAGCCATTTGCCACCTGCTGTTCCGAGCTTGGCTCCGATGTTGCCGGCGCCAAATGCGGATCCCAAAGCTCTACCTGCGACACCTCCGACGTCGCCGAGGAAACCGTCATAGAATCCACGGCCTCTGTAGTATTTTCGACGATATTTTCTAGCACCTCTTCTGTGGTACTTGCCACTTCCTGCCCAAGTGTTTCCTTGTTGATCTTTCCATGAGGGCAGATTTCCCATAGCGTTGGTTCGTTGGAAACCACTGGCCTTGAGTTGGATTCTGTTGTTCCATCGACGGAGTTTGTCGTATTTTCTGGCGATGCGCGCTTTCGACCTCTGATATAGATAATCAGGGCCAGGCATATTAAAGTCAGTGTAGTTGACGTTAGGTCCAGCCATTTGTTGAGGTCTGCTTTGAGCTGGTTGTGTGTTTGGTTGTTGTTGGTCGTCGTCGTTCAGATCTACTGGTGTAGCTTTGTATTTACCCTCTTTAGTATCTCTGTATTGATAGTAAGTGAGAGGGATTCTAATCAAATTATGGAGCTTGCGTTGACGCGGCTCTCGTGGCATAATAGTAAAAAGTGAAAAGAAAGTTACTGGATTTTGCTTTGTATGAAAGAAACATTTTCGGTTTTCGAATTATCGATCTTCGTACCATACACTTGCAAACATCATTTTTGTCATATAAATAATAAAAAAATTTCTTAAGTATAGCTACACTGTTAATACTAATGAAGAATTGCGCAGTGGAATTCCACACATATAGAGCGACAGCGGTTCCGGATGGAACGGAGACAAGGCTGACATAGTATTACCAGCCTTGTCGTGCAGCCTGCAGCTACCAAAATTTTTTCGGTTCTGCTGCCTGCTCATCAGCGTTATCTTCTTCTTCTTCTGTAACAGGTGTGATAGACACAAGGGTATGCGACCACGTGTTCCATGGGATGATATCTTCCTTGGTTTGGCAGTGCATGATGTTCGTGTCTGGCAGACGACGTTTGAATCCGGTGGCGAGCATGGGTTCGTATTCAGCGTCGTATGGGTTCGTTTTTTTGTACCATGTATCTGGGTGCTTGTGGGAGGTGAAGCAGATGATACGTGGTCTTATTTTGAGGGTACCTCCTTTAGTTTCTACTGCGATAGGTCGGATGTCGCAGTATTCTAGGAATTGTGAGAGGAGCCACTGACCGTAGAATTCGTTGATGATGATGACTTTCTCTCCGTCATAGCCGTCCCACCATTTGGTGGATGGGTCTTTGGTGTAGCAGTTTTCCATACCAAAGGCTTTTTCGGCGTAGTATGACTTGCCTATGCCACCGGGACCGATGATAGCTATCGCTGTGAATTCTTTCGGAGTTCGATCGCGGCGGTACGCAGCGTAGAGGCGTTGAATGTTGTTGTAGTGCATACCCGCTAGTTGTATATTGTTTTGCACTATCTCGTTGAATGTCATGTCTGTGTTCTCGAGATCCAGTTTGATCTTGTCCCACATGTTACCTTTGAGACCATCTTTAGGAGAAGGCGGCAGTTCACCGTAACTTTTGCGTGTAGCGGGGTCGTTACAGGTATCGTCTTTTTTGCAGTAGTTGGACGCTTCGTCGTTGGTGCCTTTGGTGATCTCTAGGTGAACTGTGTTATCTTTCATCAGTTTTTTGATGCCGCCGATAGTCATTTGGCGGTCGAGAATCATGAATCCTTGCCAGTGTAGGCGATTGGTCTCAGGGCATTTTTCTTGTTGATATATAAAATATTTAATCGGTGCTTGCTCAGGTAACTGAGGCGCTTCCGCTGTGTATGCCGTGAAGCACCACCGCTTACCGCGCGTTCCAGCAGGAGCAGCTACCATTTATTAAAAGAAAAACACTGATATGCTTGATAGTGAGATTGAAATATAGTTTTGGCGAGCCTAGCGGCGTCTGAGCGTATTGAGCTGTGATGGCGATTGAATCACTGTTGCATTTGAACTATTTTTTCTTTAAATAAAAGGATGAATATTTTATATATATATGTATATTTATTTATTCGTCGTCGATGACGAATGAAACGGCGTCTTCGCGTTTCATACCGGCGGGTTCGTCACTTTTGTCTTGGCGAGGAGGGCGAGTTAATTCGACGAGTCTTTCATAGGCATCTTCAAGGTCATCTTGCAAGTCGTCCAAATCTCCTTGGAGTTTTTCGAAGGTTGGTCCGTCGTGGAGGATGAAGGTTGCGTACGCCATTTGGTTTGGCTGTTGAGTCGCTTTATCTCGCTTTTCGGACAGCACATGAAGCTGATCTTCCAGTTCCTTGATCTCTTGCCTGAGGTTTTCGATCGTTTTATGGACCCGGTGAAGTTCTTGAACTTGATTTTGGTGAACATGTGACTGTTCGCTTGCAGGTCCCTGACCAGACCCTTCAACCATCTTGTTGTGCGGTCTGAAAGGTCCAATGGTACTCGGACGGATGAATGTTTTGCCATTGTGGTACATATTGTTATATTATCAAAGAGAATGCTGTAAAGGGTGAAAAAACACTGAAAACTAGTTTTGAAGTAAAATTGGGTTTTGTCACACCATGCTAAATTTTAGCTGCTATATGACATCATTTTAGGGGGTACTGTGTAAAGTTAAGGAAATTTATTTTTTTAGTACCCCCTTAAAGGGGTTAGTGTTCCGATGTGTCCTTCGGTATCTGAAGAACTGCAGAACATCGAAAAAGCGCACACGGGGTGATTATTGAAAAAAAAAATATTTTTTTGTTCATGCACTACAGATGTTATTTTTAGATCCTAATGACATATATACCGTACTGCGCTAGGTTGCGAGGCTAAGCAGTGCAATATACACGTCTCGAAAAAAAAAATTTTTTTTTAGATCCTAGTGACATTTAATACGTGTGTGGCAAAGGTTTGAACTTGTTACCGAGTATGCGGCGTAATTTGTTCTCTATTGCTCGGCGAAGTTTCATGTGCTGTACCATAGTGCGTTTGTACTTGTCTTTACCCATGATACGTTTGTACGTTTGTATTAGGTTGTACACGTCTACTGGCAGTGAGACTTCTCCGCCGAAGCCTGTGTAACAGTTGTATTGTGAATAATCGGTAATTGTGCGCTGTTTACCGCTGTACATTCCGGCTCCTGTGTACGTCGCGTCTCGCCGATGCCATCTTTGTATACCTCCTTGGTTTCTCCCTCTAGGAGGATCCGCCGATGTAGGTCTTGTTGGTGGGTGTGGAGTAGGCGCTCTAGTCGCCGGACTTGAGAATACGATTTCGTTTTGTGGGAGACTATGAGAGTGTCCGTTGGCGTCTATCCAGAAAACCTTCTTCGGGTACACCATACATTTAACTACTCTCGGTTCTGTGGATGTTGGGTCCCACATATAGTCTTCACGAACTAGAGGTCCACCCCATAGTTCGGTTTCGATCTTTATGCGTTCCTCTTTCTCCGCGTTGTTGACTGGTCGAGGTTCGTCTCCTGTGTAGATGATGCGTTTGCGCCTCATATGTGTATCCGTAGACGTTGAACGGATCACTGATAATATAAATAGGTTTTACGATAATAGATTTGTAGTACATTGTACACTGGATTTTGCTTTATAGAAAGAAACATTTTCGGTTTTCGAATTATCGATCTTCGTACCATACACTTGCAAACATCATTTTTGTCGTATAAATAATAGAAAACAATATAGGGAAAAACCACATGGGAAAAATTGCCTATAATAATAATAAAAAAAGGTATTGAAATATATTAGAAAGTATTAGTAGTTTCGTCCATAAGTTTAGCTTCTGTATCTGTGATAGTTTTAAACATGATTTGTCTGTAGCCGAGTGTACCGATATCGATGATAGGTGGAATTGCCTCTTCGATCTTGCTGATACCGTAGTATCCCCATGATTCTTTGCTGTTGTTCTCCAAAGTAACCATAGTGGTAACGTGCAGGTGGTTAGTGGCGTCGACAGCTCCAACTGCGACGTAGTTCATGTCAAAGATCTGGAATTGGTTGTAACCGTTTCCGTTGTCGCCAC